AGCCTTAATAGCAATAATATCTTTCTTATTCACTATAACGGTTCCCTTCTCTCCAGTTAGATATACAAAATTCTCATCATCGTTTGTAATTTTTCCACGCCCTACTTTAGTCTTTTCTTCTTCTTTACAAACTATCTTACATTCTCCTAGTTCTTGTAAAGGAGGTGTAAGTGCTTTCGTTTCTTTCGTTTCCATATGACCACCGGCCACTAGGCCATGTATATATATCAGTTAGTACTATATAAAGCTATCGGCATTTAAATAAACTCAATCAAGCTTTTTTGGTGCCTATCAATCAATGTTAAAGGAGGATTTTTCTTACACCATTCATCTAATTGAAATTTAGCAAGTAAGGTAGTAATTATATTCCAATGATACTTTACATCTAAATCAATCTTATTATGAACAAGTTGAGCTATTCTATAACCATTCTTAGTTTTATAAAACTCATAGGTGGTTCCTATAACGGGTTCTATGCCTATGTCTTCTCCCTGATTAATTAATTGCATTATAAGGTCATTCTTAGACTTGTAATCCGTTTTATTTCTATTCATGCTTCTCCGCTGTAAAAAATCTTCTAATTCATATCCATCTAGTGAATACAACGCATCAATAAATTTATTATCAATTTTATTATCTAATCTAGCATTAATTATTTTATTTAAAGCTTTAAGATAAAATTTAGACCTTGCGCGACTTTTAAAGGTGCTACCATGAGCCGTAAGGCTTCCATCTTGATTACGAAGGACATAATTACCTATTTGTAGCCAAAACCCTTCTTTATATATATCTTTATCCATATCAATCCATTTCTCTGAGGCTTCGGGTATTTTATGCTTTAATAAGATTCTTAAGCGTTTAGTGAGCCATTTAACATCCACAGCGCAATTAGTATTAATACCGTCTGTGTGTACATATACAACGCTCTCTTTTCCGTATTTACTGCGTATAAGCTCAACGGCAGATAAAATTATCCATCTAGCGACAGCAGTTATAACAATCCCCGCAGCCATATCACCATAAGAAATATATGGATTAGTATTTGCACCATAAAAAGTATTAACCATAATTTTCAGAGCGTCGCTTTTACTTTGAGCCTCTTTAGTTTTAACACTTTTCCAAGGTTTTCTCATTTCCGTAAATTGTTCAGATATTTGATGGAGTACACTTTTTTCAGAAAAATCAAGTCTCACTAATACCCTTTTATCAATCTTATTGTCGGGTACATATATAACACCGTCCTTATAATCAATTTCTGGAGTATAATCTTCATATCCTATAATAGTACTTTTGTCTGGACCTAGATTGAGAGCCATTGCTATTGACGGGTAAAATCCAGAAAAGTCTACTTTGTGATTTTCCTTATGAAATCCTGGTTGATATAATTCAATATGCGCTGCTTGAAAATTACCTCGGTCTGCTTTAAATATCTCTGGGTGTCGCTCTCTATTAAAGTCTAATGAAAGTATACCCTGTTTGAATAATCCACGGCCTTGTAATATCTTAGTTACAAAACTAGAAGGCGAATTAACATACATCTCTAATGGAACACCTAGAATTTCAGCAGTATATTCTATTTGAGGGAAGTAGTGTTCGAATAAATATTTAGTGCAATCGACATCAGACAAAACATACTCTTGTATTTCTTCCATAGAGTAGTCTAATAGGTCTTTTGTTTCAAAGGAGAGTTCAATTGGAGACAAGCCAAAAGCTTTAGAAACGCTTTTTAATCCGCGGGGTAACCCGGATAGCGAATAATCCCTACGAGTCCACCTGAGTAAATCAATATGAACTCTTCCCCCAGCTTTCATTTTAAGTTCATGCTGATTTTTTGGAGGCGTCCAGCCAAAGCCTGTACCATCTCGATTTAATAATTTAATGTAATTTTCTATACCATTATATTTTGCCCTATGTAAAATCTGCGGAACGTCGTATCCTGTGTGATTATAACCATATATAATATCTGGGTCATACTCTTTTATATAGTTAGCAAAGTTGATTAATACACTTTTATCAGACTCTCCATCCCAAACAAATACCTTTCTATCTCCGGTTGAGGTGACAATCCCAATTGCCACCACGGGGTATCTTTCCCCGAAGGGAAAGCCACCATCGGGGCTATGTGTTTCAATATCAAAACATAGAGAACGTAACGGGGCTTCATTAGGGTAATCATAAAAGTGCTCGGGGTGCTCGATACAGAGTCGCTCAAGTAGGTGCTCCCTACCACCTTCGTAAAGCGCACTAGGCGACACTATATCTTTACCCGGTGTGTATTCTACTTTTGCTAGTAGCATAGTATCTCTCCCCAATACTTGCTTAGTAGAGCCTTCAGGGTGAGGTACATAATAGTAGGGCTTATATGGAACGGTGCTAGCCATTTTATGCCCATTACGATACATCAGGCATTGCAGCTCTCCTGTCCTCATATTGCGAGTATTAGGTGATAACACGCCTATTAGTGGGACTTTCATACTTCTGCCTCGGGGATGCGGTTGTAGGCGAAGTTCCAGTTGGCGCGAATCAGGGCAGCCTCCATGCTGTCCATTTGTTCTTCGTTGTCGCAAAGATAAATATTGACGTTGAAGTTCGCGTAGCCGTATTTACTCAGGTCGTGTGTGAGGTCAGGATTGTGATGGTCTTTCCACCAGTGGCCATCCTTGTAACGGGTGACGAACGCCTTAGTGGTTTTACCTACATACACTCTTTTGTTCTGTGCGTTCTGTATTGAGTATACAACCATCGGAATGTTGAACCTCGGTTCAGTAAAGTCGGGCATCGTTGTGTTGGGTTCATTATCTAGATACTCCTTGTGTGCTACCTTGATTAATTCGAGGATTATTCTCTCTGATAATTTAACCCCTTTACTCTCAATTAGGTCTGTCATTGCGTTAATACGCTCTATTGCATTTTCAAAACTACTCATTTCATTTTCTCTATTCGTTTTATTTCTTTACTGTTATAGTCGCCCGTAGCAAGAAGCAGGAACTTCATCAGGTCACCATCCCAAAGTAACTCGTCAGACTTGGATTTAAAGGGCTCCTTCACATCCTTGTCTGCAAGTTCAACATCTATTGCTGTTTTTGCTCCTTTACCCAATTTAATGTTGTCCCCGCTAAACGGGTCAACAATTTCGATACTGCCGCAATAGCGCTCAATGTATTCTTTAGCGATTTTAGGCCACTTTTCTCGTACAAACCTTTCTGTTTCTCCAATTAACTCACCCCATTTTATTTTCTTTGACGGGTCGCTTATCAGCGGACTCTTATAGTAACGTGTCTTACCACGTTCCGTTTCATCCATTTCAAGGAAGCCCGTCATAACCAGCGCTGATAGAACAGGGGTCAACTTGGTAAAGGGAAGCCCTGCCCTCTTCGCTTCTTTCTTAATTTCACTTACAGTTAGCTTCACTACATCTGCGGACATTCCAAAGCTGTCCAATGCCGTATCAGGGAAAAGCTGTAATATATCAGTTCCGTGACTAGGCATATGCAGGCATTCCGAGATAAACGTGTCTAGGTATATTCGTAGAGCCAGCCAGTTGTGTTTCGGTGTTACTAATCCATACTTTACGCCGTCTCTCTCAATATGCAATATTTCATCCTCGTGAAACCGCGCTACCGCATTCACTACTTTCAATAGATACTGAACCTTTGAGCGAGACACAGGGAAGACTGCTGGAATAGCATTCATTAGGAATGGCGCACAGGGATTGCGTAGCTGAACCGCGCGTTCATCATCCCTGCGTCCAATTGCGTCCAATACATGCTGCTTCAGTCCCCTGATTTCTTCATCCGTCATTGAGAGAAGCTCTCTCCGGGGAAGGGCAGCATACATCAGCTTATGTTTAATGACGCTTGCTGTTTGTTTAGCAGTAGGATTTGTATGTCCTATCATACACCTTCGTTCCAATTCTGCATCAAAATATGCAGACCCCTTCGCATTTTCTACTGCTACACACATGAAGACATACTTAGGATTTAATACCTGCTCTACTGTTTCTCCTATAGTGACATCGGTTCTTTTCCTGAACGCTGGCCGATTGTCGCCCCATGTTTTTATCACTTCCATAACACCCTCTGGTAGTTTCTGAGCTTCAGGAATAGCCACA